TTTATCGCCCCCAAAGTTTATCACGCATACGGAAGGCTTTGCGGCGTGAGTTGTCGTTCCTGCTGTTCCCGCATTAGCGAGCGTAGAGTTATATATCAAAGCTCCTCTTGCATTAGCTATAGTTGAGGTTGACCACGTGGTGTCCGCAAAGTCTAGAAAAGCTACCGGAACATCAGACGCATCGGCAAGGCCTAGCGTAACAGACGCTAAAGCATCTCCCCCAGCAACATAGTTAGTTCCACTAACCTCGTTTCCTGTTGTGTAACCCGTTGTGTCTAAGTCGATAGAGGAACTATTGGTAAACATAGCAACTTTATATGTATCAGCGGCAATGGAACTTCCATCACCTCGAGAATGGGTGGTCCAAAAGTGTATGCCGACTTGTATCTCTCTTTTATACGATCCGCACATAGCGGATGTGCCAATTGCCATCTTAAAGTCTCCTTATGATTTCAGCCATGTCGTCATGACCTTGCTTTTTCATCAAGGCCCAAATCGTTGTTCTTTCACTTTGTGCCATACTTTTCATATAATATATCAGTACTTCTTTCAACTTATCTCTATGAGCTATAGCCTGATCTCGTATGACCGGGGGGGCCGTCTCACTAACTATCATAATTCTATTTAGGGCCATGTCAGCCATCTGTTCAGGGGAATGCCCACTATTATCACTAGTGTACACCATAACATCTCCAACACCCGCCGTTCCACTAGCCTCAAACATTACTCAACGTCTCTCCTAATCCTGTCGTATCTATACTGGTCTCTGGTGTTTCTACCCTCGCCTAAGTTCTTCAACCATCGAATAGCTTCTTGAAATCTTCCGTTGTAAATGGCAAGTAAAGCATCATCACCTTTCATAAAAGTGTAAGCCTCCACCAACGATCCATAAAGTAAGGCAAGTTCCGCATTGTTGCCTAACCATGTTGTTGTTGAATCCGTACCTGCTGTAATGGAATCGGGCCTGTAGTAATAATGAAGTTCCATCGTTAAGGCTGAGGCAGGCGTAGGAGTTAATATAAGAGAAACGTCATCCCAGTCCCCATAGTATAAAGGCGTCCCCGTTGTAGAAGGGTCGGGGGTGTAATCCTGCAGAAAAGTAGTGTGCTTATACAGTAAGAACTCATTATTAGAGCTGTTGACAACACTTAGTGATAGCGCCGATAGATAGTCTGTTGGTTTTGTTAAAAACTTATTATTGGACTGAGTAGGTCCAGTTACGTACTTACGAAAAACGTCTAACTGAACTTCCTTAAATATACGCTCTTCTGCATTCAGCACAAACCTAGACAGTTGATTTATAAAAGTTGTCTCAGTGTTTTGAGTGTAGTCTTGTATTGCTGTCTTTAAAGTTCCGTATGTATAAGCCATTCTAAGCACTCACCGTTACTGGGCCAGAAGAAGCCACACCACCACCGCCTTGAACACCGCCAACTGTTGCTGTTTCGCTTGAACCGCTGCTTGAAACATCAACTGTATAGCTATATCGAACAGTATCTGAAAATACTTCTGTTATAGCATAACCCGTGCTGTATTCTAGCACAGTAGATGTGAACCCGTCAAAATCTTGTGTACTTCTAAAACGTACTATATCTCCAAGTTCTCTTATACTACCGGGTTCTGTAACACGTATGATAGAAGATCCTGCCGTAGGGGATTCAAAAGGATTATTAGGCAAAAGTATTTCCGCAACAGGCTCTAGCCTATCTGGTCGAGAAAACTTTAAAGCTTCCGGGTCAGCAACAGAGGGTCTTGGGGAGAGTTGAGGTTGCTTACTTTCAAACTCATCCCTACCTACCATCAAACCCGTCCACTCTTTTACAAGGTCTTTAACAGAGTAGGCCCTGCCTGAACGATCAGATATACCTAAAGCGTATTTACCTGAAGCGTAACGAGGCATTATGACACACTCAAGGAAGAATAGCTTGGAACAAGTCGTAGAGCGGTTCTCTCGCCATCTTCAGACGCTGCTCTTTGGAACTCTTCTTCGTATAAATCTTTAAGCATTCCTATTCTATCGGGGGCTTTTTTAATAGAAAGATAGTATGAAAGTCCTGCCGTTAAACATGGAAGGAACCTAAAGGGAATATCCGCATCATTAGTCGCGGTATCGGCATCTTGTATACGCCTTACTCTGTAGTAGATAAGTTCATCGGTTGAGTTTTCTGGAGTAGCCCATAACGTTATAGTTGGAGTTATCTGTCTATTTACATAAAACTGAGAAGCTTTACCTTGTGTGGTTTTGTTGGAAAGGGCTATGTAGTCTGATCGTCCAATCCTAGTGATACCTATGTCACTGCCGCTACGCCTTACCACAACTTCTAGTACATCCACTGTTGATTGAGCATCGGCTAAACTAAAATTAGATGTGACAGTTGTTGAGGCGGCACTTGATGATCCTGTAATAGTCTCCGTAGGGGTGAAGTCTCCCGTTGGAACAGTTACAGTTAAAGTCGTTGATGTAGCTTTAGTTATTATTGACGCAGTAGAGGCGCTGGTTCCTCCCGTAATAGTCTCTCCAACAGTAAAACTTGCTGTTGCCGCAACTGTTAACGTTATAGTTCCAATGGGGTAAGTAGCAATAGAAGATGAAGACGACAATTGAGCTAGTGGTTGTGTTATCTGCTCAACTGTCCACATGTTAAGGCCTCTGTTTGCCCATTCAGCGAACAAAATATTTAAAGACCTTCTAGCAGTAGCGGCATCGTACCCTGTACGTAATTCTAGACCGCATCTTTCAAAGGCCTCTTCTGTAATCTCAGCCATGTTTAAATTAAAATCGGATGACCCAGAAGTAGCCATAATTGTCTCCTTAAAGGACTATATCATCCTTTCATTAACGAATCTATTTTATTTTCTAATCGGTCAAACCGATCATGAAGCCTTGTTATGTCTTTAGTTAAATCATTTTTAGACACATAGTCTCTAGCAACTTCTTCTCTGGTTTTATTTAAAAGTATATCTAGTCGTTGAACTGTAGAGTGGTGGCTTTTTAGAAAGAATATAGAAATGGCCCCTGCTATTGTAAGAACAATGTTCCACATATACGAGGCCATGTCTTCCATGTTAGTATTTCTTAATAACTTCAATAACAATACTATACGTATCACCTGAGGTGTGCCCCACCGTGGTTAACAGTATATCTCCCGTTACACCAGTTCCAGCATAGTTAGGTAAACCGTTAACCTGGTCAGAAAGATCTATCGTATCCGAATAGTCAGCGGGTAGACCCAAAGCAACAACGTTTGTCGTTGCGTCATACAAAAGAGTTACAGACATACCTACTGTTGAAAAAGTAACCTTACTAATACTAACAGAAGTTACAGCGGTTCCTTCAGCGTTAGTAGCTAGAGTAGACATATCAATTTTTTTGACTGCCGACTCTCCCGTTCCGTCACTAAGATTCGTTAAATAAAATGCCGCCTTTTTAGGACCATCTTGTAGTTTTGTTATGCTAACTGCATCTGCCATAGCTCACTCCTTAAAAGGAGACGGGGGTTGAAGCCCCCGTCTATATTACTAACCGTTAGCATAATCAACGTTCATACCAGTAATGCGAATCCAAATCTTACCCGCAGTATAAGCAGCATTTGTAGCCGCTCCTGCAACAAGATAGACGTACTTTTTAGACAAAGCGGCCATAACAGCGCCAGCATCAACAGCGTTATAATAGCCTAAAGTAAGATCACCGTTGTTCATCATCTGGGTTGTGGTGGTAGGCGCGGTGCCTCCAGCGGTTGTTCCTGTAGCAGAAATATCTACGTTAATATCTGGATCACCGCCTGTTGGAACTTCTACGCAACCAAACTCAAGAAGAATAGGTATACCGTTAACTTCTTTTGTAAGCTCCGCAATGTAGGCGTTAGCTAAAACGCCGTCACCAATAACTCGATCCACCGAAGCAGAACCGTCAAATCCACCATGAAGATCAATAAGAATAGAGGTAACAATAGTACCGCCAACCTTGTTGACAAAGGTGCTAATAGCAGCATCTGGAATACCAGAGCCATGAGCATTAGGAGCTATACCAAAGA